TCAGCGGCAGCCTGCATATCATTTGTCTCAGGCAGGAGCTTCGCCTCCGGCATACTCAACATCTGGTCGGCTACTACATTATTGATTGTAGATTTCAGTGTCTGGAGCTGGAGGGTTTCCTTGCCGTTTTCCTCAACCGTCTGCGGATCGTCCTGCTCGGGGTCCTCCATGTGCAGGATCTTCCGGGCATCCATCGCCTCCTGATGGAACGGCTCGTTCTTCTGTTGGAAAATATCCAGACGGTCATAAATCAAATCGAGGAGTTTCTTGTCCTCCTCGTCCAAAGGCTGGTCCTCTACAAACGAACCATCCTCTTCAAACAATGTCGGGAAGTCCGGGTAATTATCTTTCATATTCTCACCTCACAAAAAAATAAAGGCACGGGAGTTGGAAACAGGAGGGTCTCCTTTCGTATTTTATTATGCACGTTGCCCCGTGCCTTTATTCATCCAACGGAGACCAAGGCTTGTAAACCTTGGGCGGTTTCTTCGATGCGGTTATCGGATGCTCCATGAGGAAGTACCTCGTTGCATCGTAATCGTGATCTTCCGCATCGGTATCCACATCCTCAACCTTCTTCTCGTCATAGGGAAGGTTGGGGACGGTTCTTAACCAATCCTTGCAGGAATTGAAGATATACATACCAGCAGTCCCGTCCTCATTGAAACGTAACCGTTCGTGTACCTCCATCTTGCCGGGGAGCCTTGACTTATCACACTTGGAGAAGATAACGCCCTTCTTCCTCCCGTAATACCCGGGAGCCATCTGGTCGGCAATCGAATCGCCACGGTCTTTATCAAAGATCGAGGTGTCGGCAACCCTCATTACCTTCAGGTTGTTCTCTGCCTCGAACTCCTCTCTCTCCAGTATGCCTTCCATGATCTGCACGGGAGTAATCTCAATACCCGTGTCTGCCTTGCCCTTCACGCAGCCGTACCACTCACGGTATAGATAGGCAATCCCTTTATGATCAATCGCCCACCACTGCACCGCAAACGGATCGGAATACCCGTAGTCGAAGGACATATATCTGGGCCATGACAGCGGAATATCGAAAGGCTCCACCACATGAGTCCACTTCGGGGGAACCAGCTCCCTCTTCTCGTCCCTCTCCATCGGCTTCGGCTCGTTCCGGAATTCCTTGAACACCTGACCCTCGAAGGAATCCCAATCGCCATTCAACAAGGCCCGTCTTAACGCTTCCGGTTTCTGTTCAAGCTCGAACACATAATCGTCCGTGATGTACGGGTTTTCTGTCGCCAGTGACGGGATGTACTGTGTCCTGATCTTCTTTGACTTATGCAGCGCCTCTGAATAAACCTCGTGTTCCATGATCTCCATGTACGGGCCTGCATCAACAAACATCGATTTGACCCACGAATGACCGATATTCCCCGGGTTACTCGCACTCCGTACAATCGGTACTACCCCCAGACTCTTCTTGGCACGAAGCCTCGTCTTAATGAAGTCGTAGATACTTTGTTCAAACGAAGTTAACTCATCAAAGTACAGGAACTGTATCTCCAAGCCTGCGTACTTAAATCTATCCGGCTCGTTCTCGCAGTGACGGAACAGGATCTTCGATCCGTTCTTTAAACGGAACTCGTGACGGCCTGCATTGTAAGTCGCCACTTCCTCCGGGTACGAGGCTTGGGCTTCCTTGATGTCAGTGTCTTCCAACTCACCATACGATCTACGAAATATAACCGCCGTGGTATTCGGATATGTCATACATCGGAAGAGCGCATCCATTACAAGCGCCTTGGTCTTTCCTCCCCCGGCAGCACCGCCGTAGAGGATCTCGTTTGCCTTGCTTGCGTGGAACATCGCTTGCTTCGGAGTTGGCTTGTAATTGATCGTAACCATAGAGTCACCTCAAAGCAGGAGAACTGTGAATCGAACACAGGTCTGCTGAGTCAAAGTCAGCCGTCCTTCCACTGAACGATTCCCCTGTAAATGGCCCTACGGAGGCTGTCTGGTACATCAAGAAAGGAGGAACTTTCACATGAAGAACCGTAGGGCCAAGTGGTATCAATCTTCCGGTACGCCAAGCTCGGGCATCCCCTCGACCTTGACTACAACCGTTCCGTCATCCATACCCGTTATCATCTGCTTCGAGTGCTGGAGGACATCATTCGCTGCTTTATTCGCTAACCACGGCTGATTACTGTCTATCTGCTCCGCAAGCTTATTAAACGCTCGCCCTACATGATGGATGCTCCATTCCTGCACAAGCGTTCGGTAATACTCTTGGAACTTCTCGTCCTTCCTTAAGTTCCGTAATCTCTTCTTCGCAGCATCAATCTGACCCTTGGTTTCTTTATCAGGCCACAGCTCACGAACCATTTGCTCATCGGTGAACCCTCTGAACATCATGTCCGCTGCATTGATCTGCCAGCCCTGTAAAAAACCGGGCCGCCTCGCTCTGTAATTTCCCATAAGCAATCTCCTTTCAAAAAACCCCCCGGGGTTCGGATTGGGGTGGTGCGGAGGACTAATATATATATCGATTGAAAAGTGGGGGTTCCCTAACCACGATTCGGCCCCCCGGCCCTTCGGGCCGACCACCCCTCCCCCGACTTCAGATAGTTGACGATACCGTAATCGTATTTTAGAGAGCTGCCCCTCTCCTATAATTTCCGTCTTGTACCTTGCTTCAGCCCTACTACTACATCTTGTGGTCAACTCTTCGCTAATCTACTGTTTAGCGAAGAGTTCGCTGTTACAGGGTTCGGTGGGATGGGGGGTAGGGGGGTCTCTCTCCCTTTTGTTGATGTATTCCCTCTCTCTTCTATCAGCTGGTTGCTTAAGTCACTGGGCCTCGTGGGTCGCTAAATCGTAGATTTAGCTACCCACGGCGGTGGGTGTACAATTTGGCTGAGCCGATCGGGAAGGCAGATCGGTGAAAACGAAAAACGAGAAAAGAAAGAGAGGTACACCACAATGACAACCACCAAGAAGACAACCACAACCAAGAGGACTACCAAGAAGGCTACTGCTACCAAGGCCGTTACCAAGAGCGTTACTCCTACTGTCAACACCAAGCTTCAGTACTCTGTCCTTGAAGCTCTTGTATCTCGGATTGACACTCTCAAGAAGTGCGATGTAGCTGATGAATGGATTATCAAGAACGAGGTTATCTCCGAAGCTATGAGATACCATCTCCTCGCTTCTGTATCCCTCAAGAGAGCATACTACTACGACAAGCTTGCTTCTGCTATCGCTTCCGGTACTCTGAAGATCGATAGCAAGCACAAGGTCAAGATCGATGGAGTCAAGGAGCTGAGGGTCGGATGACCCTCTCCCCTTTTCTTTTTTTTACTCTCAAAACAACGTTAGGAGGTACTTTGCTATGTCTATCTATGATGCTTTTCTGAATGTCCATGATGGTGAGATTGATTCCTACGACAAAGCTCGTGTTCTGTCTGAGAGTGTTAACGGCGTTCTGGCTGAGAAGATGCCGTATGACGATGGTTTGTTTGTTGATACAGAGGGACTTAGCGAGCTGCTGAGTTCTTGGGAAGGAGTGTGGTGATCATGTATCCTCAGAAGCTTGCTTATGTCCTGTTTGCCTTTGGCAAAGCGGTATCCGTTACTCTCTCTCGTTCTGAAGCTTACAAATGGGTTCGTGAACAGAGGAGCAACGGCGTTGCCTCGGCTCGGTACTCAAAAATGCTCGTTCCGGCTTGCGAAATCGCCAACCTCGTTGGTATCTAAATGTAATTTAGATACCAACGGCTGTGGGTGTACAATGATGGCGAGCCGAAAAGCAGAACACTGCACTCTGGATTCGTGATTGATTTCACGGATTCCAGACTACAGTGCTTTGCACTGAATAAATTAATCGGAGGGCTACTACTATGGCAACCATGAGGAAAGACTGCAAGAAATCCACCAAAGTCACACTGGAGAACGTTCAGAGCTACCATGAAGATCACAATCGTTCTTACGGTGACTATGAATCCTATGCTTTTGCAGGATTCAAGAGCAACAAGTACTTCACTTCAGACCGTTACATCCCTCTCGCTGATGGATGGATTCGTGTTGACGGCAAACCCCTTAAGGGGTTTGGTCTGGAAATCGAAACCGAATGTTGGAGCATGAGTGATCATCGTGCTTTGGCTACTGTCCTGCAAGGACTCGTTTTCAAGGTATTTCCGGAAGACCTGTTCAAGCT